TCAAAGATATAGTTTAGTTTATCAAACCGACTTCCTTCTGCAACCTTGCCCAAATTTTGTGCCATCTGCCCAAATGCGTTTTTTCCTGCATTTCTAGGATTTACATTACGCTTGGGCATTTGAACGGTGTTGTCAGGCTTATCTTGCTTAAACTGGTCATCTATCTCTGCTTGCATCGCAGCCGCAAGTTTAGGATTCTTTTCCTTCATTGCATCAATTTTTGCCTGCATTTTTGATTGTATTTCTGCAGGATCAGCAGTTGATATTTTTACATTGCCGGGTGCAGTAGATGTTTGCGTAATGTTATTCGTAACGTTAGAAGGATTTTGCCTTACTCCTTGTCGGACCAGTTCAGCATTCCTCGCATCTCGTTCGGCGGCATCTGCCTGTGATGCGATACGATTTGCTTCAACTTTTTCAAGACGGGCTGCCTCTTGTCTGTCTAACTCTTTTTGCCATTCAGGTGTTGGTTCTCCGGTAACACCGTCATACTTTGCACCCTTACCTGTAGCAGGATCCCATGGTTTATCAAGCGTAGATGGTGCCTTTGTTGTAGGTTCAGCCATCTGCTGTTGTGCAGTTTGAGTTGCAGTTGTTTGCTGTTGTTGTCTTACATTATCAGCACTCTTATTAAACTGGTCTGCCGGTAACTTGCTTACAGGGTTCATTTGACCCTGTGCATTTTGTGTAGCAACACCTTGCTGTTGTTGTCTTACGTTAGTTGCACTCTTAGCAAACTGATCTGCTGGTAGTTTGCTTACAGGATTCATCTGTCCTTGTGCAGATTGAGTTGCGGCAGCAAGTTTTTCTTGTCTAATCTGTTCAGGTGTCTTTGGTGTAGTTGTCGCCACAGCAGGTGCCTTTGGTGTCATCTGACCCTGTGCAGATTTAGCCGCTGTGGCTAATTTCTGTTGTCTATTCTGTGCAGGAGTAGGGGATACATTTCTACCTGCTACTGGTGTAGGGGTTTGACCCATTTGTTGTTGCGCCATTTTAGCCGCAGCCTGTTGCTTTTGTAGTCTTACCTGTGCAGGATCCTGTGTAGCTTGAGTTGGTAACTTACTGAATGGCATACCCTCTGCATCAGCACGTTGTTGTGCTTGTTTCTGTGCTCCAATGCGTTTCTGTGATATTGCATTTACGGGGTTAGTTTGAACACCTTGTTGTGTAGTTGACATACCTTGACCAGTAGCATTAGGATCAACCAACCCGCTATTAATCGCACTTTGTAATCCACTAAAAGCACGACTTGTGAAATTCTTAGTAAATTCATCTTTAGCCATCTGGTCTGTAGTACTTAATACATTCTTGCCCCCCAATGAGCCTAATCCTGATCTTACTGCGGCAGATCCATAATCTCCTATAAATGAACTTAAATCCAGTTCATTTAATTTTGCTTTTTTAAATTCATTCAGCTTCACGGTTTTTCCTTAATGATTTGGAAAACTTTGCTTGGTCCTTGCTCTTAATAGCTCCTAACAATTTACGCTCTAAAATGGCGGCTTGCTCTGGACTATAATTACGATTAATCATCTCTATTAGATTAATAGCACTAGTAATAATATTGTGGCCACGACTCTCAATAATGTGGGCCGTGTCCCTATTATTACCAATTGCTTCTAATTCCTCTAGTAGACTGCGAGTTTGTTTTTGCATATTAGTTTCCTAATAGTATTTATCTACTTTTAGGTTTTATTTCTTTAAACTGTTTAACATTGCTTTTAGCTTAGAACCCTGAACATCTGCTACGATTTTCTTATTTTCAGGCTCTAATATCTCCCCTGTAGTCTGGTCTATGATAGGCTCAGTTGATGCTAACGTAGATTGCGGCTTCAGTTGACTCATAATCTGATTTGCACTAGGTTTAGGAGTATAGCTATTCTCATTGTCAGGATCGCTATCTGAAATACGCATAGTCTCGATATCATAATCTAAGTCAATCTTCTGACCTACACCCGTTGAACTACGTGACTTCATACACTGAATCTGATACTTGCCACGTTCACGCATACTACGACTTGTGAAGATACCAAACACGTTATCAGCAGTATTAATCTTACTGATACCACCTGCAATGTGACTATGATCAAATTCAATTTCTTCAACTGCACTACGATTCAATTGACTTGCCGTTACCATAAGTATTCCTAATTCTTTA